GTGCCGGAGAAATCCTGCATGCCGGTAGCTTTTCTTGCGTGTTCCAGCATTTCATCCGTCCATTTCAGATAATGCTGCCAGCTGCCATGGCTCTTATGATATCCGGCTTGCTCCTTTGCTATTTGCAGATAGTTTTTATTGACTTCCTCCTGATACTTTACAGCTTCCCTGTAAGATTCAACCGATTTCATTCCCTTGCTTGCCTTCATCTCGTCAGTCAGATCCTCGATGGCCGTTTGCAAAGTTTCATTCCTGTCCGTCAGCCTGTCTATCGTTTCCTGTACTTCCTTGGCGTTTCCACCTATTCCAAACAGGGAGTTGAAGCCTCCGAATGAGATTGCGTTCAGGATGTTTCCTATGCCGTTCCTCAATGACTTGCCGATTGTGACAAACAAATCCCCTGACAAGACATCACCGATAATTCCACTGACAGCGTTCAGAACAGCATCAAGCAGACCACCGACAAGATCACTTAATCCGTCTTTGAGTACGTCAATGATGGACAGAATCCATCCGACAATGGGGACCTCCTTAAGAGATTCTGACGTTTTTCCTATGACATCCTTGAATCCGTTCACGGTTTTGATAATTCCGCTATATGCGTTATACAATCCACCGGATGAAATCTGCTGCAAGCCTCCCAATAAATTTTCCATGCTTGCTTTCAATATGGTGGCAGTATCAGTCACATTACGCTGGGCCTGATTGGCGATATCAGTCTGTGTCTTCACATTGGCGGATGCAATGTCAGCATTCTGCCGTGCTGTTTCAAGAGCGTTTGCTGCGGCTTGTTTCTCACTTTCCGTTCCGCCCTTCTGCGCTTTGGTGTAATCATCCTGTGATTTCTTTAGTCTTTCCAAAGCAGCTGTTTCAATCCCTATGGCACTGATACGATTCTGTTCTGCTATTTGATAGGCTTTTACATCCTCTCCAAGTTTCTTGAAGTTGACTCCACTTGTACCACCCAAAGACTTTTCCATCTGGCTGATGGCGTCAATCAATGATTTCTGGCTTGCCTGATCGGAGTTCTTGAACTTGTCAGTCCGTACATATTTTTTCGCTTCGTCCAAGGCGGGCTTTATCATGTCGGAAAACATGGAACCAAACTCACCGAACACAGTAACCCAATCTATATTGGCTTTTATGGCTTCTGTTTCCTTGTTCTGTATGGCAACATCACGTTGTTTCTCCAGTAACTTTACTTGTGCACTATTAACACCGTTTTCTTCCTGTGCTTTCCTTATTTTTTCCGCATACTCTTGGGCGATAGCCAATTTCTGCTGCTGGAACGTGCCATATTCTTTCAAGTAGTCGTTCAAAGCCTGTTGTTCGGCTTTCAGCTGTCCTTCAGTTACATCGGAAATATCTTTATCTCTCATACTTTCGGCATTGGTATAAGCTTCTGAAATTTTCTGTGCCTGCTTGTCGGTCAGCTTACCGTTACCGGCTTTGCTCCATTCTTCCTCCTGTTTTCTTATCGCATCAATCTGTTTCTGATAATCAAGGTCAATCTGTTTCAACTTCTTTTCCGTGCCTTCTCTCATCAGGTTGATTTCATCCTGTTGGTTCTGACGGTGAAGTGAAAGAAGTTGTTCGGCTGTCTTTTTTTGTTCTTTTTTTTGCTTTTCAGCAGCTTTTTCCTGCTTGGTCAAAGAACTACCAGTAATACCGCCCAAATTTTTATAGGCTTTTTCAGTTGTTTCTACTCGTTTCTTAGCTTCTTCATACAGCTTTGAAGTAAACTTGGATTTATCCTTTTCTATTTCAGAAAGTTTCTTCTTAGCATCATCCCAGTCTTTCTTCGCTTTCTCATAATCCTGCTTGTAAGTAGTAGGGGATTTCTTTTTAGCCAACGCTCCATTAATTGAAGAAATAACACTTTCTAAATCTCCACCTTTAACCATCATCCCGTTTACAACAAAACCATTGCGTTTGGATGCAGACGATTGAGCAAGTTTCAATTCCGTTTCAAGCTTCTCCTTAGAATAGTTTTTAAGATTGGATTTGTAAGCGGAAATATTATCATCGAACATGTCTTTCTGATACTTTTTTAAAAGTTTAGAGTTTTTCTCCATTTGCTCACGCACCTGTACGTATGACTGATTACCAGAAAACATTTTCCATATTTCTTTATCGGAATCAGACATATTCTTCCGTAAATCAGGATTATCAAATAGCTGCAAATATCTCCGTTGGTTAGTAATCGTTTGTTTTAGAGCATTATAATCATCTCTCCTGCCTTGAACAGAACGCCTTGAATCTTCTTCGTTTATTTTTTGCTTCAACTTTAAGATATCCTCCAACTTTAGCTTTTCAATATCGTATTGTTCGAAAATTTTAGGATATTCTTTACGAAGTTCTTCTAATGATTTTTGCCGAGTAAGAGTAGCCAAACTCTCATCACGAGCAGCCGTTAATAATTCTTCGATTTTCAGCTTGTGTTCCTGTTCTTTTTTAAATGCTGCATCTTTAATGCCGTTATATTCTTTTTGAGCACGGGCGGCAGCAGTTGTACTATCAGACATTGCCCACATTGTAGTAGCAAGCCCACCGATAACGACAGTTAAAGCTACATAAGGATTGGTAAGCATTGCAGCGTTTAAAGCTAACTGCGCTTTTCGTGCCAATAAACGGGCATTGGTAAGTCCAATCTCCACAAGAGTATGTTTACTTTCGGCAGCAGTAACAAGCATCACTGCGGTCCGGTATGTACCATAAGTAACCACTAATCCAGCCAAGATCTTACCTACTGTTTCATAATTCTGAATCAACGAAGTTGTCATTTGAATACCGTCCATGATAACACTTTCCGACTTTGTTCCCAATTCGTTAAACACGGAATCCAAAGCATCCTGCATCATAGACAACTGACCATTGATAGTCTTTGAGGCATTCTCAGACATATTATAGAACTTACCACCTGCGGAAGTTGCATCAATGAATGCCTGTTGAACCATTTCAGCGGAAACAGCACCTTTGGACATTTCATCTTTCAAAGTTGCGATAGATTTTCCGGTCTTTTCGGAGATAATCTGTAACGGGTTGAATCCAGCGTTTATCATTTGATTCAAATCCTGCCCCATAAGTTTACCCGCTGCTGACATCTGTGAAAATGCCAAAGTTAGCGAATTGAACTTACTGGATTCCCCCATAGAAATATCACTAATGGCTTTCAAGTATTTGATAGTGTCTTCTGCTTGTATGTTAAATCCAAGCATCATCTTTTCTGCTCCAACCATATCTGACATAGTAAGTGGAGAAATCTTAGCCAGCTCCTTGATTTGCGGAATCAGTTGCCCTGCCATATCCTTTCCAACCATAGTCTCAATAGCGGTCTGCATGGATTGAAATTCGCCACGAACACGAATCATACTTGACAAGAATTCTTTGATTGAATAACCTCCCAGCAGTTTCTTACCCATATTAGACATGGCTTGTTCCACCTGCTTAGTTACATCTACATTTTTTTCACCATCTTGCCGATACAAAGCATATTCATCGCGGAGCTTCTTTACTGACAAGCGGGCGTTAGCCTGTTCCTGGGTAAGGTTAAATAAAGAACTTTTTTGCTCTTTCAATTTTTCATTTGTAGACCTTATTTTAGCTTCTAAGGAAGAAGTATCACCATCCTGTTTTAATGCTTCACGATACTTGTCTTTAAGACCGGACAATTCATTTTTCAATTGTTGGATAGTTCCACGTTGAAATGTTATTTTTTCCGACAATCCATTCACGACCTGAGAAGCATCGAAGATTTTCCTTTTGAATCCCGTTTCCATCTCCGCTCCAGCTTTGGCTGCATTAGTCACCAACTCATCCAATCT